TTAATTATGAATGTTAAAAAAAAAATCATAATCACAATTTGGATAAGGCTTCCTTCATATCTTGTTGTTGTTGGAGAATCGACATGATGCTGTTGATAAAGTTGAAATTTTTGTTTTCGTTATACGATTTTGCTTGAACCAGCAACCAGCCCATCAAAAATACAACAAACTGCAAGATAATAATTTGTTTCGAATTAAAATTGTATGTAATATCCTGATCCCGGTATTTATTAATCACCGGGTCTAATAATCTCTTAATATCTCGTATGGTCACCCCGTCCGAGAAGTTAGGGATCATGTTACGGATTGTTGTCAAGATACTAACAACATCATTTTCTGGTATATCGATACCTACATCCTGGGTAGCATCCAAAGATGTGGCTACGACATCGCATGCTGATAATTTGCTTGTTGTACTTATTTTATTCCAAGTAGACTTCATTATACTAACAATCAATGTTTCGGTATCTGTGTTATCCATATCCGAACAAATCATCTATAATCTATATTATGTAGTATAGTAAAAAAATGATTTTTATTTGAGATTTTACTTTCTTTTATTCTCAATATTAGAAAAATGATCAACAAACAAACTTTTGAAGACTATGAATTACAGGAGGATCTACTACGGGGATTGTATGGATATGGATTCGAAGCACCTTCTCCGACACAGGTAAAGGCAATCCCTGCTTGTCTCTCTGGCAATGATGTGGTCGTACAAGCAGAGAGTGGGACTGGTAAGACAGGTGGGTTTTGTATCCCATTGTTACAAACAATTGATCCTAGGAATCAAAATTGCCAAGCCATCATCATATGTCCTACTAGAGATATTGCCCTACAACACAGCGAGTTTTTGAGACAACTCTCAACCTATATGGATGGGATAAAAATTATTGAATGCATCGGGGGTATGATGAAATCGTACGACATGGTTCGACAGATTCAAAAAGGGGCGCATATTATATGTGGTACTCCTGGTAGGATTAAGGATATGATATCCCAAAACGCATTCGACATGCGTTCGGTCCGTATGGTGGTATTGGATGAAGCGGATGTTCTCTTGGAACGAGATTTTCGTTATGATATTCAAGATATCATGGAAGGTTCGGATCCAGATATCCAGCTATGTTTATTCAGTGCAACGATGCCGAAAGAAGCGATGGAATTCATCAATGGGATCTTACGACCAGATCCAACGATTGTCTTATTGGAAAAGGACAACCTGACATTGGATGGTATCAAGCAATTTTACGTCCCCTTAGATGAGGAGGCACATAAAATTGAGGTAGTCGAAGATCTGTTCAACTTTTTGGAAGTATCCCAATCCTTAATCTTCGTAAACAGCAAGATGAGAGCAATGAAGTTAGAGGACGAATTGATTCATCGTAAGTTCACGGTATCGGTGATAACTGGTGATATGAAACAAGAGGAGAGGAACAACATTATCAGTGAGTATCGTACGGGTCATAGCAGGGTCCTGATTTGTAGTGATTTGATGGCCCGTGGGATAGATATCAAGGGTGTGAAGCTTGTGATCAACTTTGATTTCCCAAACGACCGAGAAAACTACATTCATCGAATTGGTCGTTGTGGGAGATATGGAAGTAAGGGAGTTGCGATCAATCTAATCACGAAGGACGAGACTCGAATGATGAACGAGGTTGAGGATTTCTATCATACCCAAATCCTCGAACTACCTGCGGACATCGAGGATTTAATTTAATCAATATGAATGCAAGTAATTAATATGTTTTTTTTTTCAGGATTGTTACTACACACAACATGCAAGTGACTAAATTTAAAAACATTCATTCAACACTCTTGAAATTTTCCAATCATTTAGGCAATGTTGGAACCGTATCTTTGTCTAAACACAAGAAGGTTGGTATCATAAACAACATATTGGTCTACCCACATTTACGTAAACATGGGTATGGGTCACAAATGGTTGGTTTATCGGAAGAGTTTTTAAAAGAAAATGAAAATATCACAGAGATGAAGCTGATCGCCTGGCAAACAACCATTGATCCGGTTTGTGAGTTTTATTTAAAGAACGGTTATGTCCTTGATAAAGAGAATACCACGTACTATGACGATGGATTGATCGAACATTCCTTAGTGCCTATGCGAAAAACGATCTAAGAATCGGCAATAATTTTCTGTAAACATTTCTTGTGATTTCGATAATAATTCAATTGTTCGACAAAACCTGAGTTTGGTTCAATTATACTACGCTTCGCTTTAATGATTCGCAAACAATCGTCCACCTCCATACCAAATTTATCAATCATAAAGGCACTACATATTGTTGCGCTTCGCGAACGACCCGCGATACAATGAATCAACACATTACTACGTTGATCAAACGCTTCGTTGATAAATTTATTACACGTCGTGAAGGCTGTGGAAAGTTTGGCCGTCTTGTTGTCCAGCGATCCTATTACTAGGTATTTGAAATCTTCTGGATACGGTGGGCTAAACCCTGGTACTGCCGACACAATATGGGTAATGTTCTTTTCTTTTAACAACTTCTTGTCGTAAACAGAGGGCAGGGCACCAACATAACATCCATCAAAAACAAGATTTGCTTCAAAACTTCTTCCCCATGACGGTCCCCAGTAATTTTTTATACACCGTAATCGATTAAATGTCGCACTAGCGTAGTATGTTGGTGTATAGTTGTCTGATTCAACGTTTTTGAAATGAATGTTTTTATTCTTGTTGCTCATCTTAAGGAAGTGTGAATTAATAAATAATAATAAGTTTTTTATTTTTGAAAGAATACGGATGGTAATGAATCGACCGATCGTATTCTTAAAAAATGTATCCAAAACAGAGTGGTCTTGTCGAATTCAAGTTATCACAGATGGGGCAAAAAATGTTGTTGTTGTATTGAATGAAGAATGCGATATCGCGTATTTGGAAAAATGTGGTGAGGACTTTATAAAAAATAAGAAACGCTTCACAAGGTATGATTTGGTTTGTTGGAGGCATAAATCTATTGACCGAATTGTTCGATACAAAGTCATGGATATTACGTACGAAATTAAAATACCACACCAGAGCAAACATATTACGTACGGCTGTGTTTACGATATGAGTCACCCGAATCCAGAATTAATCCAACACCTTAGTAAGAGTACGTACGATGTAATCTACTGTTTTTTGGATCCGAAGCATACCGAATATCTAAAGTACTTAGAACACGCATCCAAAATTCAGAAACAGATTGTGTTTGTTGGCAATCAAACGATGGAGTTTTTAGAGTACTGTGCGGCAGATTCGAAATCAAAAATCCCACATGCAATCTACCACACCTTTAACTCAACCACCATAATTATCGCACCATCTTCACTTGATATGAGTAGTATTTCGATCCCAAGACAACGAGTCGACCATATCCTCCTACTCACCAACCAACCAGTCATCGACCTCCCCCTTCATAATGTCTACGACTTGATAAAGCCACCTAAGAAACACAAGCATCAACCATGTGTCCATACAACACCATACTTGATTCAAACCAGGACCCCGGTCACAATCATTTCCTCGGGCCACTCCTTAATGTACTTAGGTAAAATCAATACAGGTTGTCTGAATGTAATCTCTTTGCCCAATATGAGTCGAACGATATGGAAAAAGTTGGACCATAAATTATTGCAATCGTATCTCACTAAACGTCAAACTATACTTACTCCCGACGAGATGGTTCGTTATATGGATATGTCGTTTTGGTACAATCTAGATTTGTCTCGAAGAACAATCTCTACACGTAATCGTGGGTATCTTAGTATCTTTCGAGATCGCGATGGGGACCTTAACCTCCAACAACACTACGTATCGAAACATGATAAGAATAAAATCATAAAAACAACATACAACAGCATACATATCAAACAACGCACTGGATTGGCTCGTTTGTTTTTACCGAAGTAGAATGTAATCTTCATACACAGTATTGATTTCGGGCGATTGTTCAATATCTATGTGAGCTTGATGCATCGATATCTTCACATAACTGATGAATGATTCGATTCACTCGCATAGGCCCATAGATTGGGTTGGGTTCAACGATGTGCTTATCCGAAATTTTTTCTGCAATTTCGGCATTACCTTCGTGTAGTGTGTATCGTGATTCTCGTAGGATCCTACGAACAACCGACGGAATGGATGATGGATGTGATGGATCGTAATGCGAAGCCTTCATCGGATCATTCTTCAATGAACCAAATTGTTCATTACAACAATTTACAATCCCCATTCTATTCACCACAAAATCTGGTACATACACAATACCCCTGAGTTTTAAATCTAAATCATTTCGACTTTTCTCTAATTGATTGTTTGCCGCCCCGACAACATACTTTGCACGAATGTTTGGTATACTATCATCGTTCAAACAACCACCCATCGCACAAGGTATGAGTATATCGACATCCCGTCGTAATACATCGCCATTGACAATCGTTACGATCATGGCATTTTTGTTTACGCTATGTTGACTAAATATTTCACGCACTTTAGTTAGCTTGTTTGGTTCTAAATCAGAAATATGAATCTCACCGATACCACGCTCTGCTAATTGTTTCACAATATGTTGACTCACATTACCAGCTCCTTGGATCGCAACCCTAGTTTCATCATACGGTTTGTCTAATATCTGACCGATGGCCACCACAACCCCCGTAGCCGTCATCTCCGATGGGTTGCCACTGCCTCCACTATCTTCTGGTATACATGTTACGAATCTTGTTTCTTTTAGAATGTTCTTCATATCCACCGGAGTTGTGCCAACATCCTCAGCCGTAACATACGAACCACGTAACTTGCTAATAAAAGTCCCATAATCGTTGAACAACTTCTCTCGGTCGTATGTTTGATCTGGTTTTAGGATAATCCCCTTACCTCCACCCCACCACAATCCGGCCAACGCATTCTTTCGACTCATCCCAGTTGATAGACGAATACCATCAAACAAGAGATCTTTCATCGTCGGGTATTCGGATAACCGTAATCCCCCCTGTGCTTGGCCTCGATACGTACGATGCACGAAAGCCGAAAACACTGTATTCGCCCTCTCGTTGTATTGAAGGGCAATCATATCGTGATCATCATAATCAGGCATACTACGCAGCAATTCAACCATGGGCTTAAGTTGTTTGTGTGTCGTTCGCACAACATTATGTTGATCGCGGTATATTGCCCCAAATCCTATCTCACGTAAAATTCTCTTCATATATATTTTTAAAAACAAAAAGTGTCAAAAAACACCAAGTTGTTTTTATGCTTCTTACATACCATCGCTTCTCGTCATACAACACAATCAACATACGGTGGTATTTGGGTTTTGGACTCCACCCACTTTATAGAATTTGGGTTTTGGACTCCACCCACTTTATAGAATTTGGGTTTTGGACATCTTATTCAAATACTTTACAGTTCGTTTCCGGCATGTTTGGTTCGTGTCATCAATTGGTGGTGCTGAGAACGATATCGTGTCATCAATTGGTGGTGCTGAGAACGATATCGTGTCATCAATTGGTGGTGCTGAGAACGATATCGTGTCATTACCAATAAATCGAACTACTTCTTGGTTAGACATTTTGTACGGACTTTTGACCGGGAACGTCTCCATCTCGACATCCGCCTTAAAATTAGACAACGCTCGTTCGATCCGGGTTCCTATATTATCATACTGTTTACAAAAACTCGGTACATCATCCAAACCTCCGTAGCCTAAGAGGTCGTGGTAGACCAAAACCTGTCCATCCGACCCAGGTCCAGCACCAATCCCTATTGTTGGTAGGTTGATATTTTTTGTTATGTTCGACGTAACTATGTCGGGCACACATTCTACGACAATACCAAACACACCTCCAACATTCTGAAGTAGTTTGGCCGATTCTACGATAGCCTCCCCCTTCTTTGCTGTCTTTCCCTGAGCTCGAAACCCCCCAATCGTTCCAACACTTTGGGGCGTAAGTCCTATGTGACCCATCACCGGGATCCCCGCAGAAGTTAAGCAACCGATGGTTTTGATACGCTCCTCACCCCCGCCCTCAATCTTCACAGCATCCGCCCCACCCTCTTTTATTAAAGCGAATGCATTATCAAACGCACGTTCCTTACTTGCCTCGAAACTCCCAAAAGGGAGATCCGCGACAACAAAACTATTCGGAGCTCCACGTCGAACCGCCTTAGTGTGATGAATCATGTCCGACATCGTCACTTTTTGGGTCGTATCATAACCCAACATCGTCATACCCACAGAATCACCCACAAGGATCATATCAAAACCAACCTTATGAGCGTACTTCGCAGAGAAGTAATCATACGCAGTGATCATTGTGATCTTTTCCCCCTTCTTCTTCTTCCTTCGAAAGGTAAGGACCGATGGTTTGTTGTTTCGAGCTACGACCGACAAACCCCTGTTGGTTCTTGTAATTTGTTTAGTTATATTTAGCTTCCTACTTAGTAACTTCCTACTTAGTAACTTCCTACTTAGTAACTTCCTACTTCGTAACATTATGTTGGACAATTCGTAATAGTATGATATAAGGGTTTGTATCAACGTTTTTTTTTATTTCTAAGTTATTCAATTGAATGGGGAGTGATTGCAGTAATTATGAAATTATTGCAGTAATTACATCATTGTTGAAGAACACAATGGAACGTTTAGATAAATTACATTAAAGATAGCTCGATATGAGTCTTTCGATATCTTCTGGCAAGCGTTGGTTGGTTGAAGTCATAACCAAATTTTGTTTCATCTCCTCATTTAGATAGCGCACAAGCCCATGAGCCTCAACCCTTGGTCGACATAGTATACTTTTGATAAATTGTTGTGTGGGGGGTTTGAGGCAAGATGTTTGTTGAAATCTTCGTACCAAGTAGTAGGCTGGGGTTTTCCGATTCTCGTCTAAATACGAATTCGACAAGACTCGATTCTTACCATACTCGCTCATTCGTTGGCAGCATTCGTTCCATACATACGTTAGTTCCGATTCTACACAATACATCATGATGATGTGAAATAATGAGGTACGTTTGTTGTCAACAATATCAAAACAATAGAATGATGAGGATGGGGTCTTCTTAATGATATCGATTGCCTGGGGGATTGTATCAACACAGCTTAAACAACATGCTATTCTTATTAAATCAAATTCTTTGGTTGTTGATCGCATACACAGTACTACGTGCGTGTCTTCTTATTTATGTTTTTTGTTTGTTTCATGGGTATAGAAAAAAAAATACAGTGGCAATCTAACTCATTCATTTGAGGCCATAACCATGTGTCGGAGATTGTCATCGTAGTCAATCGTACTATTCGACCATGGGGTTTCGATCTTAGGATTGGGTGGGGTACCACGGATATCATAACTAGGATTGCGTAGAGATGATCCAATTGTGTTGATTCCATATCGATCAATATTGTCATGGGTTAAGAAATTTTGATTCTTAAGATCAGGGGAGATGATGTTGTTCTTTTCAGAAAACTCATTATTCGTAGATGGTAAGAGATCATCCGCACTTAGGACTTCCTTACTTCTCTCATAAGGATTATTTACTTCAATTTGCTTGAATGTATTGTTTTGCTCTGTAGTAATTTTCTTCAGAGGTTGTTCGATCGTATCTGATTCTTTTCCACTGGGCATTGGTTGAGGAGCCGTTTCGAGAAGGGTAGATTTGATGGATTTTGTTGAGGTTACGGGTTCTGGGCTAACGATCTCACAACTATCATCCTCACATTCCAATGATTTGGTTTTGGTTGAGGTGAGCATGTTGTAGATAAACCAAACTGATACCAAGATTATTCCAGCTGTTATCATGTCAGATGTTTTCATTTTCATAATTAAAATATATATAATAAAAAAAGTTTATTATATTATTATAACAAATGGATAGATTGGACCCTAACATAACGCGAAAGATAGCGCTTTTACTAGATATAGAAAGTATATACACAATGCGGGCAACTTGTGCCTTATTACGCGAGGATTTGTCTCATAATTATTTCTGGTATCAATTTTTAGTTGAATACCACGACAACAATCTACCAGATTATAGTCTAAAGATAAACTATCATACACTATATGAAACAGAGTACAGAGATCGTAGAATTTGGATCAATTACTTAAAAATTGGATTCCGAAACCACGAAGGTGAGATAAAGTCTATTATATCTTATTTGGACAACAAATTTCTGGTTCAAAGTTTTAATCGTAATGGATTGAAGTGCAAGGTATGTAGTGAGGTACTCCGAATTAAGTCTGGGCGTGTTTGCTCTTATGCTTGTTTGGTTTTAAACTTTCGTAGAAAGAAATTGTATACAAACCTACGAGACCCCTTGACGTATGGTATGTTCCAATATTGGATCAACCAATCGTTGAATTGAATTAAAAAGAGTGATAGAGGTAGTTTTTCAAATTCGCATTTGTTTCAGGGTGATATGGATAACCGTTTATTAGTTCTAATGCGGTTATCAACTTTGAGAAAATATTTAACCAATATCTTAAGGACAAAACACGCCCTAAACCTTTTTGTCGTTCGACAATATCATCTCGACGCAAAGCGTTCAAACAATCTACCACCCCGCAAGGCGATAAGGTAGTGTCAACGTGGCTTTTGCTACTATTGTTATTAGCTGACTGAAAAGAAATTTGTCTCATTTTTCTCTTCGGTTGGTGTAATCGCCTACGAACCAATCGTGACGAACCAATCGTGTATTAGATTTACGGTTTTGGTATCGAATGGAATTCTGTGATCAGCATCATAATAATGAACAAACGCTTTGGGGTAATTAGAACCAACCTGTTCAATAGTACGTCGCATAGGATCCTTCGTACCTATTAAGAAGCAACATCTCAAGGATGGATGAGGTTGAGAAACCGAAGCATGAGCTATGAGAACTATTTTTTTGTCTTGCAACAAACTCTCGTTACAACAAGAAAGAATCGAACAACCCTGAGAAAAGGCAAGTACGGCGTCGTATCGGGGTAGCAATCCTTCTAAGTAGTTGATCGATTGTTTGATACCAACAAGCTCATCATCACAGCGTTCGAACCATTCGTAGTACGTTGATTCGTTGGGGAAAAAATATTTTATCTCAGGATATGTTTTATTGGTGGGATGGGGGGCGTTGATGTGGGTGAAGGTGTTGGTGTTGGGTGAAGTCTTAGTGATGTGGGAAGTTTGATATCGCATGATTTCTTTGTTTGTTCGAAATCCGTGTAGTACAAGAACTTTCATTGGTGTAGAGGGTATGTTGTATGAAAAAAATATATAAAGATTAATCACAGTAATTTATAGCATCATTCATTCACTCTCAATGAATCGTACGAATGAATTTCTACGAACTGGGAAAATTAAACCAATCTTACCCAAGATTGCGCATTTTATTTTTGAACCATTTTATGTTGATACGATACCTCAAAGATGGATCAACAACTTAGAAGCGTTCATAAACCTACACCCTGAATACACAATACACTATTGGACGATGCCAAAGGCGTTGAGTATGATTCGCAAACATTATGGTGATCCTTATGTTCAAAAAATAGAATCCTTTGCTCATGGAATTCTAAAGTTAGATTACATACGATACTTCATTCTGCATCATTTTGGCGGGATATATGTTGATTATGATATAGAATGGTATCGTAGACTTCCATTGATTCTACATAACTACGAACTAGTGTTCGTCCGGGATGAGGATTTTAGGATTTTGGGACAAATGAACAATTGTTTCATGATGGCCACCCCACGTCATCAATTCTTCCAGCGATGCATCGATACGATATACGAATCTCTAATTACGGAACAAATGTTTGAGGATACGATTGAGTTTGTTCTATACCGTACTGGTCCATGCTTGCTAACTCAAACATTCCTATCCACGACTAACAAAGTGAAATATTTATCCTGGACCCAGGAAGCCCCATTTCATGATCCCGATTTGAATCTAATAATCATCCCTCGCGCGTATTATACTGGTTTTGATAAGAATATAACCAAACCCTCCACATTCTATCATATAATGGAATCTACATGGGTATGCCCCACGATAGATCCCAACAGGGGTTACGGAGAAAAAAAATATTAAGGTATTTGGTAAACATTATACAATATCATGGCAAAAACATACAACTTACAATCTTTCATACAATCAACAGATTACGTGTCATCAAAGACAAATATTCTAGTGCATTTAAAAATCAATGAAACCGATATAGCTAATTTAGAAAATCAACAGGGGAATGCAGTAAACTACACAACATCTTTCATCCCAGAAAATAAAGGAATACATAGTAATAATTTTGAGACAATATTTGACACAAATCAACCATTCGAATCAAAAGTTGATAACATGAAGGATAATGAAATTGATAGAATTTTATTAGAGTATACAATCAAAAGCGAGAGCGTGAATGAACAGGAATCACTTAACTTTGAGATGATGACCCAATTCACAGAAATGAATGTATGGCCCCAGAAAACGGATATATGTTGTTGGTGGTGTAAACATCAATTTAACACTATGCCCATTGCGATACCAAGTGATTACATACAAAGTAAGTTCATGGTATACGGGTGTTTTTGTAGCTTTAATTGTAGTTTAGCCTATATGTACGACGAATCGGACCCTAAGGTTTGGGAAAGGGTTAGATTATTGAAGGAATTATCTCAAGAGATGGGTACTGTATTGAATATTAACAAATATGCCCCTTCCTGGAAGATTTTGACTAAATTTGGGGGGGTTGTTTCGATTGATCAATTCCGAGATGGTTTTGTCACCAACCTCAACACTAGTGTATTGGATTATCCAATAGTATCAAGAAAATCTCAGCTTGAGATTCATGCAAACATTGCGCCCAAAAAAACAAAAAATACCAAAACCAGCAATTTGTTTTATCTAAAGAACAAGAAAAAGAAAAAGACAATATCTAAATCATCACTCGAAAGAAGTATGGGGATTAAGATCCAATAATGAGATTTTTTTTATTTATATGTTTAATATATTATACAAACAATGTCGGAAGGAAATAAATATAACCCCTACAACCGCACAATGTACGACAAATGTTCGTACGATACATATGTTCAACAAACTTCGGCTCATATTAATTACCAACTCTACCCATCAAAGTATGTTAATTGTAGCACAACCTGTGATGACAAACCTAAGGTATGTGGTACGGATAAACAAATGAATGAGGGGATTAATAATACTCTGATGAATCGACTTGATATTGAGGAACACCTAATTGGGCGTCGCCGCAATCCTGGTTGTGGTCAAGCAAAAAAAGTGCCATCATTAAAAGAAATGGAATCCAAGATTCAATCTGATCTACAACCCAAAGACGTAGTTTGTTCTGTTGTACCAAATCGTCAAAAATTAAATCAATACAATAAGGATTACAATTCTTGTGGAGTTTAAGTTAGAGAAGATAATAACAGTAAATCGTACCTTCAACCCAATTAGTTTCTTTTTTTGATTGGGAATTTTTTGGAACCTTCAAGACAATCAACTTCGTAAGCTTACCTTTCAACAAAAGACGACACCAATACGATCCATCTTTCCCACCCAAACTTAAGTCCAATTGCTTATGTTGTTTGTACCCAACCCCACCCCATTGTGGATCTAAGAACACAACATCTTGTTTCAAACTTAGTAGCATTTTTGTATAGTCACCATGAAACACATCTACATTTTGTAGTTCATAAGCCAGGATATTATTTTCTAAAGCCTTAAAATTGGTTCTATCGATCTCAACCGCATTTACCTTTTCAAACATATTGGCAAAACTGATAACATTCCCACCCACATTCGCCGTCCCATCCGTTATCGTAAGATCAGTTCTCCCATTCATGTATCTACGGATTAACTTTGAGGTAAAGTTTGCGTCCTTCCAATGTGACGGAATAACTTTGGTTGATTCGTTGTGTTGGGATAATCCGCAAAACGTTCCAACAACTTCCCCTCTACATCAATAATCCTGTTCTTATTTTGCTTCTTATTAGGCTTTGTGTGAACCATATAGATGAAACCGAGCATTCAAATAAATCTGCTACATCTGTCGTATGATCATTATGAGAAACACAGTAGTCCGATAAGGCATATAGAAGACTAAGAAATAATAAAAATCTTGCAACTACGCTTTTATACTTGTATTAGGAATTTTAGATTTCATATTTCTTTCACTCTGAAGTATACTCAAGCCAGTGGGAAGTCTTTTACTTGCAATATTATTCTGTTTCTTAATATAATCAGACAACACGTAGATATTTGCGTTGCTGTTTGTGTTGTTTGTTGTTGGTACTTCTGTTTTCATTTTCAATAAATTTTATCTTTTTACCGTTAACCAACGGACTTTAAAAAAATCATTTTTTTATTAATCCTTTTGAGATCTGCGTAGCAAAGTAATATACTTTGCTTTGTATTTACGATATAGTTTTTGATAAACATTTGCTCCACCTATTGATTTTATTTTTTTGTGTTTATAATAGTTTGTGTGTAATTTTCTCTTTCTCTTACCAATTCTATTCGATTTATGAGGCTGTAGATACGATCGCAATATACCCCATGTCTTGAGCATAAGCTTATCACTGTACGAACTAGTGTTGACTTCAAAATAATTAAAACCTATATTGGATAAATTATTTTCAATATTATGATCGTACGGTGTTAATAGATCCAGGAAGAATGCTTCCTCGGGTTTTGATTTGATTTTATCATTATAAAAGGAATAGAATAGATCATCGACTGCATATTCTTGGAACATCTTCACCGCAAATTTATAATCTTCAACTTTAATAGATGTCATATAATCGTCCATATCTGAAAATGTATCGCTTGAAACAATATGTATATCGTAATCAATCTCTACATCACGTTGCCCTAATATCAAATCGTATGCAATAATCTTTTTACACCTTTGCTGATTTAAAACGCCACCCCTAAATTTTTAAATTAAAATTCTTTAATAACACTACTTTATTGTTAATTATACTATTCTTCACGCCTAAATTTTTACACCTTTTGAAGTTTCTGATGGACCCCTTTATTTTTTAGCATAAAAAAATGAAAACTATATACATATTTACAATAAATATTAGCTATAATATGTCGAAAGCAAATAAATATGTATTAGAAGTATGTAAATTTATAACTGAAAAAGAAGGAGAAAATGGTTGGTTAAAACTAGGAACAAAAATAAAACATATTGGCTACATGAAAGCTAAATTTAGTACAAAAGATGCTGCTGTATCTTATTATAATAAAAACAATGTTCATATGCGTTCTTTGAAGAGTAGTGATGGGGAATATCGCAGTGATTGGGATCCAGATACTAAATTACTATATATTGTAAGAAAAGATCATATGATATATGCTACTGTAGATTGTTTCTCTAAACAAGATAACAATAATCTTATTTATTTACAAGATGGCGTTTTAAAGCAAAAGAACTATAGATTTTAGTAATGAGTGATTACCTGAAATATTCAAGATTGATATTTCTTTTTTACTTGATGTATTGTTCTTGTTCGTGGTTTCAATTTACTCTTATCTAATAAATAGTAAAAATAATTCCTAAAATTTTCTTCAGATATTTTTCTCATAGATTTTATTACAGATATTTTAAGTTTCTTAAACTCAGTTTGAATGTGAATGAAGTATATAATTAATTGTAGTAGTACATCATTTGAATCAATATTTTGAAAAAAAACAAAATCTTAATTATTATTAAAACGTATCATCAATTATGTCATATTCTCGTAAAATACTCAAAGTATCAGGGTTTAGTTTGTCTTTATATTTTCTATCCGCGTTAACACTCTTAGATAAAAATTCTTTCATTATACTGATAATTGTTCTCCCCTCGTAAACTCTATTACGTATATCTGTTTTTTTGTATAAATATCTCAATGATTTTCTTCCAGTTTGAGTACAATTGTAATAGTGATATGATGATCGTAGTAATTTCCAAATTAATTCACTTTGCCTTTCTTTAATTTGTAATTGTCTTCTGTCATATTCATTTTGACGTGTATTTGGATGTTTCAGATTTACATGAGATTCTGCGTCAATGATAATGTCAATTAACTTTGTAAATGTATTGTAATGAAAACAAGCGTAATCATTCATAAAAGTTGTAATTTTATCAAAATAGCTTCCACACTGGGTCATATGACACAAATCATATTCAAATTTTTTTAGTGCATTGTCTTCGTCTTTATATCTACCAATAGAAGGTGATGTTCTACCACCTAAAATATTTTTAATATCTTTCGCAACGAATAGGTTAGTAATATTTTCGAGTTCAATAATTTTGTTCTCAAACTCATCAGCAACTTTCTGAATCATATCTGTGTTAGTAATACGAATCGTATTCATACTTTTAATGATATCACTTTCGAAGTTATCTTTTGTTTGTTTTAAACTGGACATATTGTCTCAGAAGCAAATGGTGGAAAAATACAAGTTGCGGAACAATGAATTTAGAAGATTTCAAAGCCAAATTTACCTCAACTAAACCTAAGAAAATAAAAAAACTTACTGCTTATAATGTATTCTTCAAAGAGTATCAATCAAAATTAAAACACATTAAGGATAATAAAGAAAGAGTAAAAGAAATTGGTAAAAGATGGAAATCATTAACAAATGTAGAAAAGCAAAAGTACAAAGATATTGCCGAAGGGAAAGTTGTTCAAACAAATGATGTTAATGTTAAACCAGATGTAACCGAAACTACATCAAAACAATATAAAAAATATATTGGTTGTAAGATTGGTATCAAGACCGACAAATTCGGTAAACCAATTCAAAATGAAGATGGTTATTTCATAAAAAGTGATATGTTTGGTAACACTGTTTATTGTGATCACCTTGGTAATCCTATTCCAAATATAAAACTAATGAACGTGGTTACAGATATGAAAATTAATTTTGGTGCTCAAAATGCCAAAACCTTCTCTTGTTAATGATGTTACTATTAAATTTTAAGATGTTTATTTTTTATAATTTTTCAATTTCTTTTCACGTGTTGATTTATTTCTTTTGTATTCTAATGGTCTTTTATACGCACCTTCATAAAGTTT